GATCAAGGAGGACGAGGACGATCCCGACATGAGTATGAGCCGCGATCGGAAAGTCCTCTACGTCAACGGGATAGGCCACAACGTCGAAGGGCTGCGCAACATACCGGGGACAATCCCGATCCAGAAAAGTGCGAAACCGGCCGCAAGACCGGCCGCAAATAAAAGGCCGACCAATAAGGCGGCAAAACCAGAAGGAGGTAAAAACCACATGACACTCGAAGAACTGAAAGCTCAGGAGCCTGATCTGGTGAGCCAGATCGAGCAGGCCGCCGTAGGTGCGGCAACGGCTCAGACTACCGACGCGGTGACGGCAGAGCGCCAGCGCCTCGCTGCCATTGACTCGATCGCGGCCTCTATCCCGGATCAGAAAATGGTACACGACGCCAAGTACGGCGACAATCCCTGCACCGCTCAGGAGCTCTGCTTCCGCGTTATGCAGCAGAGCGCAGCGGCGGGCCAGCAGTTTCTCACCAACTACACCGCAGACGGAGCGGCCTCTGGTGCCAACGTGGGCGCAGCACCCAACGGAGGCGCACCTTCCACGCAGGCCGAGCAGGACGCGGCAGACATTCAGGCGGTAGTCGCCGCCTACAACCAGACCAAAGGAGGCGCGAAATAATGAGTAAAAGACTGGACGAAAATCTGGGCTATGTGGGCCCTGACAACCTGATCGCCGACATGTACCCGCCCACCGATCCCTTCACGGTAAAGATCCGCAAGGAGGCGACGGCTGCGGCGACCTATAAGCGCGGCACCGTTCTGGCGCTCTCTGCCGGAACCGCCGGGGACGGCAAGTTTGTGATCCTCGGCACCACGGCAGCGACCAACGAGACATTGACGGCCAACTGCGTGCTCGCGGAGGACGCAGAAGTCGGCACCGACGCTGACGCCGTGGCGATCGCATACCGCACCGGGCACTTCAACGCGAACATGCTCACCGTAGCAGAAAGCTACACCCTGAACGCGGCTGACAAAGAGGCGCTCCGCACCGCGGGGATCCTGCTCTCTGACGCCGTGGAAATCTAAGAAGGAGGACAGACAAATGGCTTTTAATTATTACGATACCCACACGCTGCTTGCTTCCGTGAAGCAACTCGCGCCGCTTCACACCTTCCTGCTGGATCGCTACTTCCCTACCAATGCGGCGACCGACATTTTCTCTACCGACGACGTGCTGGTGGAGTACAAGAAGGGACACAAGAAGGCGTCCCCGTTCGTCGCTCCCCGCAAGGGCGGGATCACGATCCTGCGCGACGGCTACACCATGAAGCGCTTCACGCCTTCCTATATCGCACCGAGACGCCCCCTCACCATTGACGAGCTGAAAAAGCGCGGCTTCGGCGAGGCCCTCTACACTACCCTGACACCGGAGCAGAGGCAGGGCGTAATCATGCTGGGCGACCTCGACGAGCTCCGCGGCATGAACAAGCGCCGCAAGGAGGCCATGGCGTCGCAGGTGATTTTCACCAACGGCTGCATTATGGACGAGTATGTGGACGACCTGCACACCTTCGAGGAACGCGAGGTGCGCTACTACGACGGCAGCAGCAACCCGGCGATCTATACCCCGTCCGCTAACTGGAGCACCACCGAGGCGTCCGGCAAGCAGATGATCTCCGACATGGCCGCCATGATCTCCATGCTGACCTCCCGCGGCCTGCCTGCCAGCGACGTGCTCGTGGCCCCTGACGTGGCCGACATTATTCTGGCGAACGAGTGGATCCTGAAGCTGCTCGACAACCGCAACTATCAGATCGGCGGCGTGGATCCTGAAACGCTCCCGACCGGCGCAACCAAGATCTGCCGCCTGAATATCAAGGGCCACATGGTTGATGTTTTGAGCTATGAGGACACCTACACCGAGGTGGACGGCTCCGTGGTGCCTTTTATCCCGAAGGGCAAGATCGCGGTGGGCGCTCCCGCTGCTGGCCGCACTGTTTACGGCGCGATCACTCAGGTGGAGCAGTCCGACGGCGAGTTTCACACCTACACCGGCGTGGACGTGCCGAAGTACCTCAGCGACGCAAAGCACAACGTCCGCGAGCTGACTCTGAGCTCTGCGCCGTTATGTATGCCGAACAATGAAAACCCGTTTATCACCGCCACGGTGGTGACGCAGAGCTAAGCCAGACGGCAGAAAGGAGCGGAAAGCATGATTAAAATTAGAGTAACCCGTGGAGGCTGCGGCATTTCCTACAACGACGAACACGGCACCAAGCGCCACGCGCTGAAAACGCCGGAGGACGGCCCTTTTATGTGTGACGAGGCTCAGGCAGAGCGCCTCGTCCGTCTGGGCGTGGCTGCCTATGTAACCGGCAGAGCACTGGAAGCGCCGCAGGATCCTGACGCTGACACGGATCCCGACAATCAGGAACCGGAAAAGACCGCTGGGCACCTCGACGCGGCCGAGCTGGAGAGCTGGGACTATAACCAGCTGAAAAAGCTCGCGGCCGACATGGGCGTGACTCCGAAGGGCAAGAAAAAGGCTGACCTGATCGCCGCCATTACAGCGGCAGAGGTAACGCCCGGCAACGATACGGATCCCAGCGAGGACGACGGCAGCGAGGACGACGACCTGCCGGAGCTGGGCGCTGCCGATCCGGAGTAAGGAGGAAAGACAATGATCAGAATGACAAAAGGTACCTACGGGCTGAAAGTGAACGGAGCCGTGGAGGCCATGACGAAGCACTCGGCCCCCTTCTCCCTTCCTTCTGAACGTGAAGCCGAGCTCGTGAAGGCTGGTGTGGCTGCCTATGTGGAGGAAACCGCAGAGGAAAAAGCGTACAGCAGCATGAAAATGGCAGAGCTCCGCAAGGCTGCTGCAGCGTATGGCGTAGACGCCAGCAAGTGCCGGAGCAAAAAAGAAGTGATCGAGCTGCTCGAAGCTGCGAAGGGCAAGGCAAAAGCAGAGCCCTCCGAAGGCCCGAAGGAATAAGCCGGTGAGCTTCAAAGACCAGATCCGGCAGGATCTTGACGCCGTATTCCTCAATGTGGACGAGTTTGCCGAGCTCCACCGGATCGAGGGGAAAGAGATCCCCGTCGTGGTGGACAACGATCAACTGGTGAAGCTCAAACAAGGGCAGATCCTCGGACTCGTGGAGGCCGACCTGCTGCTCATGGGTAAGGAGTCCGATTTTCCGGCAGACATGGAGCCGGGCAGGCTGCTGAACATGGACGGCAGGGAGCTGATCGTTTCAAGCTCCGGCACTGACATGGGGCTCATTGAGGTGGCGCTACGCCAAAACAGAACCGGTTAGGAGGTGCAGCATGTTACTGGTGGAAAGCATTGACAAGGTGGTGGCATGGCTGAACGAAAACGTGTGCAGCCAGATCCAGCTCAAACTCCCGGACGACTACAAGAACGACAAGGAGTACGCCGTGGAGTATGTGCAGCCCGCCGCCTTCCCTCTTTACACTCCGGGGAAAGACCGGCTCCCGCCGAACGTGCGGGCCCCGATCCCCTCCGTCTGCGTCCAACTGACCGAAGGCAACGACGACCTGCTCAAACGGCATCGGAGGCTCCAGCTCCGGCTCTGTCTCGCCTGCTGGAACCCCGGAGAGCACGGCGGGGAGGTTTTACACCCCCGCAAAAATGAGGCAGCCCTCGGCGGGTATTCCTACTACCGACTGACGGGCGAGGCCGCGCAGACATACACCCGCAACATGGAAGGCTGGAGGGACTCGTTCAACTTCGCCGACCTCGTGCTGCGCGAGATTGAAAGCGCGGAATATATCGCAGGCCACCGGCTTGTGAAGGAGCAAGGGATCAAATTCGGGCTCTTTACCGAGGAAGGCAATATCTGGGACTACTACCCCTACTGGCACAACTGGATCACCTTCACACTGGAAGCTGGCGTGACGGCTGCAACGCCGAAAAGCTACGAAAATTTATTATAACAAGGAGGCAAAACTATGGCATATTTACATGGCGCATACGGCGAGATCCTCGACAGCAAAGTCAACTCGGCGCAGCAGGCCGACGCCGTGGCCGTTTATATCGGCACGGCTCCGGTGAACCTGATCCGGGACTATGCGGACAAGGATCTTGTCAACATGCCGCTGAAAATTCAGAACATGGGCGAAGTGCAGACCAAGCTCGGCTACTCTGCCAACTGGCAGGACTTCACCCTCTGCGAAGTGTTCGCGGAGCACTTCGACAACACCGAGGGAAACGTGGGGCCGATCTACGTCGTGAATGTACTCGATCCCGCCGTCCATAGAGACACCGAAAAGAGCACCAAGACGCTGACCTTTAAGAACAACCGGGCAGAGTTTGAAAGCTCCGACATTATTCTGGACACCTTCGCGATCGCGGACATGGCCGAGGGCGTGGACTACTCCCTGAGCTACAACTACGCAAAGGCGGCCGTCGTCGTGCAGCTTCTCAAAGACAGCACCGCGGAAAGTATCAGCTGCACCTACAACACCGTGGACGCCTCGGCCGTCGTTCCTGCCGATATTATCGGCCAGCAGACCGAGGACGGCGAGTACACCGGCCTGAGCACCACCGCCCTGATTTATACCAATTTCAATGCCGTGCTCAATACCCTGACGGCACCCGGCTGGAGCCACTATCCCGAAGTGTACCGGGCCATGGTGAGCACCGTCCAGAAGCTCAACGGACACTGGGACGGCTTCGTACATGCGGACATTCCTCTGATAGACGACAAGGGCGGCAAGATCGACACAATCGCCAAGGCCCAGAAGTGGGCCGAGGATCACGGATACAACAGCGAGCGGAGCAAAGTCTACTGGCCGCAGGTGAAGGACGGCAGCGGGCGGGCCTTCCACCTCTCCACCGTGGGCGCTGCCACTATGCTGCGTGTAGACCAGAGCCACAACGCCGTGCCGTTTGAGT